GCTGTATCGTTCCAATAAGATGCAGAATCTTGCCTTCCATCAGTCTGGTCTATTCTTACGTTATAATCTTCTGGACTTGAAGCATCTAAACCTACATGGTATGTATACCAATTTGCAGAGTGACCTAATGATTTAACAATAACCATTTCTGGAGCCGATGAGAGTCCATGCCCTATAGTAGCGACTCCTCCCCCACCCGTGTATTTAACGATTGAAAAACCTGCATTACTATTTGCACTAACCATAGAATTTATAGATCCTGTCGTATTGTACGTAGGAACTATTCCCCCCGCTTTCCAATTCCAAGAAACATAGGTTTCATTATTATAATTACTCGAACCATCAGCACCTAATGTAAAACCATCTGAATTAAAAGATTGTATATGGTTAGACCTTGTTTGTTCTGCATTACTACTATTCGAAGAAATTACTTTAGTACCACCTCTTGTCGAATCAGCTAAAAAATGCCAACTATTAGAACCAGTTCTAACTTTTGTCCAAACTAAATCAGGTTGAAATCCAAGTCCTGTTATATTATTTGTTGAACTATTACCAGTATATGTTATTGCATTAAAACTATCAGCAAGAGTTGGTGTTGTTGAGGGTAGGGATGCTGCAAATGCTAAATATATATAAGTTGTTCCATTGCTATTAACCTGCCCTTGACCACTCCCGCTACCTCTTATTTTAAATCCAGTTGTAAAAAAATCAACTTGCGCCCCAGACTCAGTTGCTTCAGCTACTGTACTATTAGCAAATAATCTATCACCTCTTGGATTTGCTGTTTCTCTTTTATTATCAACCATAAACCAGCTATCTGATCCAGTTGTTTTTATCATTAAAAATGCAGGAGAAAATCCTAGGTCTACAACAGGTCCATTATCTGAACCGTTTCCAGTATAACTACCAGCTTTTGAAAATCCTGTTTTGTTTGTAAAACAATATGCAATATATGGATAATTATTGCTGTTTGTTCCTGTTTCAGTACCTAGGGAAAAAGTAGTAGCTGTAGTAGCAGTGTTATTCCAAGCGGATGCATTTGTAGACTCCGCATCTGCGGTATTAAGAACCATGTTTTTAGTGGGCCCCGAAGCTGAATTATAAACATACCACCCATAGCCTTGCCTTGTTCTATTTGTCATAATGATGTAATCTGGTGCTGAACTTAATCCATGCCCCACAGTAGCATTACTTCCAGAACCTGTAAATTGAACTATAGAAAATCCTAATGTATCATTTGCTTGAACTGTGCTTGTAATACTTCCATCATTATTTGTGTTTGTAGTTCCTCCATTTGCCTTCCAGCACCAAGCCACATAAGGTACCCCACTGTCATTACACTCATTATCACTACCTAAAGTAAAACCGTCGTTATCAAATGATTGTAATCTTTGTGCTCCTGTTGCTTCTGCATTGGTACTATTTGAAGCTAAAAATTTTTGGACTCCTCTTGAAGAATCATATAGATTATGATTTTCTACTTTATTTCTTTCTTTCAACCATACAAAATCCGGTTTGAACCCTACCCCAGTGACAGCTTTACCTGAATTACCATCTCCTGTGTATAAAACAATATTAAAATGGTCCGCAACATTAACATTATTAACTGTTATGGAATAAGCTCTTACTGTAGATTGGTTTTCGTTATCTGTTGCTGTAATACTGAAATTACTAGTTGTGTTTGCAGAAACATCTGGGGCAGTTCCTGTTATAGCCCCTGTACTTGCATTTAAACTTAAACCTGAAGGTAAAGAGCCTGAGGTAATTGTATGCGTTATAGCTCCTCCATCTGGCTCTGTTGCAACTACAGATAAATTAACTGTTGATCCTTCATTTACAGTACCCAAGCTACCAGCTGCGTGCGTGAAAGCTGGAATACCATTATATGAAACAGCATTAGCTGAGGTAGCACTTCCACCATCAGTATTAGAAATTACAAGAGCGTATGAACCAGCAGATTTAGCTGGTGTCACAACAGTCATTTGGCTCGCACTGTTTATAGTTATTGAAGAAGGTACTGTTCCATCTATAGTACATGTAGCGCCTGTTGCAAAATTACCACCATTTATAATTAAGTTTTGCCCACCAGCTGGATCCAAAGCTGTATCGTTGCCAGGATAATCTACTGAAGAAAATGTTGGAGGAGTAATAGCTGAGCCCCATTCCATTGTACCATCTCCTTTTGATTTAAGTACATTACCATCACTTCCGTTGTCTCCTCCTATCATATGAAGGTTACCTGATTTTAATCTAGTTTGTGCCATGTTTTAATTTATTTTAAATGCCATATATATATAACTGTGACCGTTCCCATTTGTCCCGTTTCCTGTGGTTCCATTTAATGTGAAACTTGTTGAATTAAAATTCATAGTGTGTACACTTCCATCATCTTCTGCAGCAGAGCTATCCGCCATTAAACGATTATCTCTTGGATTAGACGTATCCCTTACACTATCTAATATAAACCAAGGCTCTGCTTGATTTGTTGATTTAACCATTACAAAATCAGGTTGGAATCCTACTGTTACAGTATTACCAGTCGCTCCTGTTCCAGTATAACTTCCAAATTTACTGTATCCTGATTTAGGTGTCCAACAATAAGCGATGTACCTTTGCCCTGATGTATTAACATTTCCTTCAGTACCTATGCTAAATACCGTTGATGTTGGAGTTGTACCATTCCAATACGGTGCATAAGTAGTAGTAGTAGTACTCGAGTTAAGTTTTAATCTTTCTTCATTTGCATTACCGCTTGAACCTGTATTTGATGCGTGGTATACCGCCCAATCTCTTGCATTATCTAAATCTTTAATAAGTATCCACTCTGGAACCGCTCCTAATCCATGCCCCACGGTAGCATTTGAACCAGTTCCTTTATAGTTTACAATACTAAATCCTCCGTTGGAATTCACATCAACTACAGAGTTTGTAGATCCTGTTGTGTTATATGTAGGAAGCACTCCCGCTTTCCAAGCCCAAGCAATATAAGAAGCAGCGCCACCAACACCGTAATTAGTATTATCATAAGCTGTATGTGTTAAATAATTTCTGTTTACTTGAAATCCATCCGCATCAAAAGAACCCATTAAATTACCTGCATTTCCAGTTTCGGCAGCATCTGTATTAGAAACTAAAAGTTTACCTGCACCTCTAACACTATCCCATAATCCGTGTGGGTTAGTGCCACCTCTCTGCTTAATCCATATAAGGTTGGGTTGGAATCCAAGTCCAGTAAGTGATTGACTACTACCATTACCACTATATGCTTTTATTCCAAAACTATCTGCAAGTGTTGGAGTGGTGGTGTTAGCATTGGCAGCAATAGCTAAATATAAATACGTACCATTATTGGCGTTCATACCTTGATGGCTAGTTTTTAGCTGAAAACCATTAGTTAAAAAATCTACTGCTCTATTAGAAGAGTCAACTTCCTCTGCACCGTTTTCATCCCATTTTAATGAATTATTTCTTGGGTTTGCTGTATCTCTTTTATTATCAAGAATTATCCAACTATCATTGCTATCAGTTCTCTTTACCATTAAAAAAGCAGGTTCAAATCCTGTTTCCACAATAGGGCCTGATGTACTAGAACCATTACCTGTATAGGAGTCTATTTTTTGCATTCCAGCAACATCGGCAAAACAATAAGCAACAGAATCTCCTCCATAATATGAATGATACTGACCCCATGGCCCACCCATATTTATTACCGTACTGCTAGGTGCTGTACCATTCCAGTATCCACTTGTGGCTGAGCTAAAAGAACCTGCATTGTCCAGGGTAAGCTCTTTTGCAGGGTTATTTGGATATACCATGTTTGAAGTACTACCAGATTGTTCTAGAGCAAAGAAAAATATTAATTTAGGAGCAATACCAAGCCCATGTCCTAAAGTAAACGCTGTACTGCTTGTAAGAGTCATGTCGTATGTTACAATACTAATCCCTATAGTTGGATTAGCCTGAACTGTCGTTGTAAGGCTACCGTCATTATTAGTGCTTGTTGTCCCACCATTTGCTTTCCAACACCAAGCTACAAAAGTTTGTCCATTACCATTATTATCAGTAGATGTACCTAATGTAAAACCGTCTGTATCATAAGATGTAATATTACTTGAATAAGTTGTTTCTCCTGCAGATATGTCTGAAGAAAGCTGACTATTTGTGCCTCTTGTGCTGTCATTCAAATAATTGTTTCCATCACCATTTCTTCTTTTAATCCATACAAAATCAGGTTTAAAACCAACACCAGTAATTGATTGTGTAGAACCGTTACCAGTGTATGTTACTATGTTAAAATTATCCTCGGGATTAATATTATTAACTGTAATACTAAAAGCTCTATCAACAGATTGATTCTCGTTGTCTGTAGCTGTGATAGTAAAATTTGAAGTTGTGTTAGCTGAAACATCCCCCGCTGTTCCTGTAATTGCCCCTGTTGAGGTGTTTAATGACGCTCCTGATGGAAGACTTCCCGCTGTAACCGCGTATGTAATAGCTCCCCCGTCCGGCTCAGCCGCTGCTACAGAAAAACTCATTGAAGCTCCTTCTGATACACTTCCTAAACTTCCTGCTGCAGTTGTAAACGCCGGTATGCCGTTATAAGAAACTGCGTTAGAAGCTGTTGCTGTCCCACCATCTGTGTTTTCAATTACAATAGTATATGTTCCCGCTGTTTTAGCTGGGGTGTTTACTGTTATTTGTGTTGCTGAATTTCTCGTTATACTTGAAGGTGTTGTTCCTCCTATTGTCACCGTTACATTTGCATTAAATACAGTACCGTTAATTACAAGTGACTGTCCACCTGCTGGGTCTAATGCGGTATCGTTCCCTGGGTAATCTACTGAGCTAAATGTAGGGGGTGTTGTTCCCATTCTTACCCAAGCTGTTCCATTATATACCTCTATATCTGCTAGAGTTGTATTAAATCTAAACTGTCCAGCGGCTGCAGAGCTTGGTCTTTGCGCTGTTGTACCTGAAGGTAGTTTTACAAAATCAGTATCATCACTGAATCCTAAAAGGTTTTTATCTAATTTAGTTAATGCCATTATTCAGGTTTAGTGGGTTTTGTATTTGGGAAATCAGCTGTTGAAGGCCAATCTCTTAATTGCTCTCTATATGTAATCCATGCATCTCTATTTGGATAATCAGGTGTTTGAGCTATATTATCTGTAATCTGTAATTCAACGTCTCTCCATTCTTTAGCTTTCTCTTCTGTTATAACGGGCTCAGTATATGAAAATATACCATCTACATAGTTATAACCTATTTTTATTAAATCGTCCTCTAATAATATTAAGTCGTGCTCATAGCTTTCAGCAAATTCTGCGTCTGCTATAATTATATTTTTTACTTTATCGTTTTCTATAATTCCGTATCTAGCCATTTTAATATATTTTATTCAAACCAAATTATTCTAACAAACCCGCTACCCGCATTGTTGTTTTTATATGAGCCATTACCTGTGTTCGCTTCACCTGATAAAATACCACCTGCATTATCGTAAGCCCCAGATCCTGCTGCCCCTCCAGCACCATAGCCACCAAAATGACCAATACTAGCATTACTCGCAAATGTTATACCACTATCTCTTGATACTCCACCAAATCCACCGTGGTTAGGTGTTATTAAACCGCTTCCTCCATTAGCTGTTATAGCTGTGCCCCCAGCTGAATTAAAAGCTATAGTTGTATTACCTCCGTTTGCATTAGCACTTCCACTACCTCCAGCTCCTATCACTACAGCACAAGCACTTGTTGATGTTAATGTAACATATCCCCAAACCACTTTACCTCCTGCTCCACCAAATACAGCGTTATCATTCCAACCTCTTTCTCCCCCCCCAACTGCAAAATATCCTATTCTTCCACCTGCATCTATTAAAGCTTGCGAAGGCGTGAAATTACCACTAGATGTAAAATCTTGGTATTTTGGCATACTACCTCCACCTGCTGCTGCTGCGAAAAAATCTGTAAAGTTACTCATATTATTGTCCTATTATTACCCAACCTTGGGCTGTTCCTGAAAATATTAACTCAAAACTTGCTGCTGCTGTATTTAATGTCATAGTAGTATTACTACCCATTATTTTATCCGTTCCATTAGGAAGTATTGTGCAGGTCTGTGTTGCTGATCTATTACTTATTTTAATTGAATTACCAACTACACCTGCTGGTAGTGTTAAAGCAGCGCTTCCTGTGAATACATATAAAGTATTTTTAACAGCTGTTGTTGCTGAGTTTATTACTGATACATTATAATCAGTAGAAAGTGTATTTGTAATAACAAAATTACCCTCTGATGGATTTGCAACACTTATACCT